TGCCGTACAATTCAAATGTACCATTTGTCTTTTCAACTACAACGAATAAATCGTCAATCAATTTTAAATTATCCCAAACATTTTTAGCGTCTTGAGTTTGTTGCTGAAATTTACCAGTAATCGTTTGAGTAAACGATTTGATATTGTTTTCGCCAGTAACCAATTCTTGACTCGCACCTGCGCTTTTTGTTTTTGCGCAGAACTTGTAAAGATAGTTGTAAGGTTGTAAACCAATTGCAGTAACAACGTTCTCGCTATCTGTCGTGAATCCACTATCGGTCAAATCCGATAGTGAACCCACGTAAATGTTTTTGGCTTTTATTCCGCCTACCGATTGCAAATCTTCGCAAGTCGCACAAGCTAATCCACTAACTATTCCACATGGCATGATATTGTCTCCTTTTTTTTAAGTTAAATAATTATGATAATGCAATAACTGATAAATCGCCATAGATGTATTGAGTTCCCATTTTGAATTCAGCATCGATGTAATTCATTTTGTCTCTTTTATCATAAAAGAAATCTAAAGTATTTGTGTCAGAAATTGCATCTGTACCAATTACTAAGTTCTCTCTGTATGTGTAAACTGCTCTGTGTTTGTGATTCATGTTATTAGCATTGATTACTTGAGACCAACGTGATTTCTTGTAAACTGGAATGCCTCTGAATTGTAATACTCTCGCAGCTTGCTCAACCATATCCCATGATTTATCGCCACAACAAGCATCTTCACGACAAGTCAAATAGTTGTCATATAACTCTCTGGTTAATGCAAAGTATTTGTCGCCCTCTGGCATTTGGTCTAAGATGTCTGGTGCAATTTCGTACATTGAACGTAATGTGTCTAATGCAGTACAATCGCCTAAAGTTGTTGCAATTGTTACCTTTTCAACATCGTAAGCATTTGCGCCTGCAATTAAGCGTGCCCAAACTCCAGTACATGATGCTAAAGTGTCATTTGCCGAGTTCTCATCGCCAAACCATGCAATATCGTAAACGTCTAAACGCACTGCGTTTGTTACTTTCTCGATAATGTAGTTTTCTACGATAGTTCCCTCTAAGTTTTGAGCCTCGTTACCAGTTCTCAAAAACTCTTCCATGAAAGTGTTTTTTAAGTTCTTAGCACACTGGTCTAAGTTAACTTTCAAATCACAAACCTCAATAAATTTCTCAGTGATGTCAACTACATCGCCTGCATTATCACGACCGCAACCAACTGAGGGACGTACTACGCCCGAAAGAATTGTGTCTAATGCTAATTGTCTTTTAGATTTGATGTCTAAAATTATTCTGAATTCGTTTTGTAACTCTGGAGTCAAAAACGTTGGTTTAATTAAAACCTCGTTAGCTTGTTGCCCTGCCCAACTAACGTTAATGTCTAATACATCTGCCATTTTCTTGTTGTTTTATTTTTTGTTTAATTAATATTGTTTTTTAATGTTTTCTGCTACAATGTCAAATGGCGATTTTTTAACCTCTGACTTTGCTGCTGCTGCGTTTACTACTTTAGTCTCAGCCGTTTCAACTAATGACTTTAACGCTTTGAATTCTTTGTCCATTTTCGCTTTGAATGCTGCGCTTGCAGTTTCAATCGTTGCTTTCTCTGCTTTTAATGCAGTAATTTCAGCATTTAACGACTCAACTTGAGCGGTTAAAACTTCTGTTTCGTTAGCTTCGATTTCAACTTCAACCTCACGAATCTCAACGATTACGCCTGCTGCGTCAACTAAAATGATTTTGCCAGTTGCTAAAGCATGCTCGCCCTCTGGTGCAAAAGTTGTCATGGTTTCGTCTGTGTAAACTGGTTTCCCAACTTCCAACTCGCCGTCTCCATATAAAATTGTAATTCCGTCTGCCAATGGCTCAACGAAATTTGTTGGCTCTGTGCCAGTCAATGCCTCTTCAATAGCCTTGAAAGCAGAGGCAATTTTGTTTTTGAAATTTGTATCCATTTTTATTTTATCGTTAAATTTTCCGAATGCTGCAATTGGCATCCTTACCGCATCCACAAAGCCAAGTTCTTTTGCTTGTTGTGGTGTCATGTAAGTTGTTTTATCCATCATTGCCATGATGTCCTCAATTGATTTGTTTGTTTTCTTTGAATAATTCTGAGCAAGGATTGTGTCGATTTGCGACAATGCCTCAGCCGTTGACTTAATTTCGTTTGCAGTTCCCTGCGCTCCGCCACTTGCATTGTGAATCATATATTGAGCCGTCTCACTCATTTCCACATAAGATGCCGCAGATGCAATTAGAGTTGCAATTGAGCCACAAAAACCATGAATGTATGCCGTAATTTTTAGACCTGCGTCCTGCAAATCGTTGTAAATAGAAAAACCCTCATAAACGCTGCCGCCACGTGAGTTAATTATCAATTTGATTTCTTTTGACCCTTGTGAATGTGCCTTTGAAATTTCAGACCTAACGTAATCTGCCGAGAGTTCGCCCTTGTCAGTTCCGATGTCCTTATTGATTAGCAAATTATAAATTTCCATGTTAACAAAGTTAGCGGAAATAGAAATATGCTTTTTGTAAAGTTTTTACAATTAGATTTTCTTTACAATATAGATGACCGAATGAATACTTTTGCAGTATTTCTCTGCTAAGTCTGCATAAATAATCATTTTGCTTTTTTTATTCTTAAATACTTGCTCTTCGTATTCGCAACGAATTAAATATCGCTCCATGTCGCCAGTTGTTAGCGCACATTTCTCGGCTAAATGATAGGCCACATTATTGCAATCGCCAAAAGTGGTGTCAATTCTGGTGTAAAATTCACGTTCAATGTTCATTTGCCTTGTCCTTTATATTTTTTTGGTTGAAATTTTTTTGCTTTCGCTGCTCTGCCAGACTTTCGTTTGCCAAAATTTAGTTTTGTTTTCTGCGCCGTTGCTTTTGCCTTTGCCATTATAGTGAGGTTGTTGTTTCTATGACTTTAAGTCTGTTTTGAACTTCTGTTATTTCGGTTGCACTCACTACAAGTTGTAAGCCTCTCAATGCCTCTGCCATGTTTATGCTGCTATCAATCGCTGCGTCTGGCGTAATCATTCCGCCGTTAGCAAAACCAGGAACTCCAATGCGTTTAAATGTATTTGAGCCGCCTAAAGCATTTTGTTGTCTTTGGTTTAATATTACCTCGCCAGTTTTAATTGTTGCTAACATATTGTCGCCATTACTTCTGCGAATAGGCATTCCCATTCCTGCGGAAATTCTGGTTCCAGATAAACCGCCATTTGCAAACCCCTCAACCAATCCGCCCTCTGCAAATTGTGGGACTTGCACCGCCGTTAATGCTCTGACTCTTTGGTAACCTTGCAGTAAAGCAATACCCGCATTGATAGGCGCTAAAATTGAGCCGACAAATGGAATTTTAGATGTCGATTCATAAATATTTTGCGCAGATGTGAGCGTGCTTATAATAGTTGACGCAATCGCCAACGCCTTACCCTCAATCGTGCTTTTGCCAATAATTTCAGACAAAGCCATGAGAGAGTTTCCAACAGATGCCAAAGCGTCAACCCTTGCTTGCGCCGTTGCCCTTTCAATTTGGACAATGGCTGCATTGTTCTTAGCAATTTCTGTTTTCTTTTGCTCTTCTGTTTTAGTTGTGTCGGCTAAAATCTGAGCGTTTTTATTTTCAATGATTGCAACTTCAGCCGCATTCTTAGCCTCTAAGTCTGATGCTTGTATTTGAGCCAACTCCAATTCATATTGCAAATTCTGCTCATCTAATTGCTTTTGCTTGTCATCGTTTGCAATCTTATTGTCAGTAACAAGGTTTTGATTGGCAATTTTTAGCGCAGTTATTTGGTCGTCAAATGCTCCAGTGATTCCATTATATTGCTCCAGACGTGCAATTTCCTCATTGTTTCTATTTATCTGTGATTGCTTTAAAGCGTCATCATATTGCTTTCTGGTTAACAACCCATCTGCAAATTGTTGTTTTAAATTAGCCTCAAATTGCGCTCTATTAAGTTCATTAATAACCTTGTCATTGTTGAAAGCGTCTATTCTGGCTTTTTGCTCGGCATTTAGTTGCTCAGTTACTTTTTTAGTAAAGTCTTCGAGTTGTTTTGCCGCTTTAGCAATTGCTTTTTCCTCATCTGCTCTTTGCTTTTCTAATCTGGCTTTATTTTTGTCCGCCAATTTTTGACGCTCTTCGTTTTCTGTTTGGATTAATAGGTTTTTTCTATTCGTAATTTTTTCTTGTAAATCCGCACTCGATGACGATATATTTATTAAATTCTTTTCGGCTTCGGCCGCTTTGTTTCTAAGTTCGTCATTCGCTTGAAAATTCTTTTCAGCTATTTTTAATTGCGATTGTGCAATTCTGAAACTCTCTTTTGCTATTGCCAAAGACTCTTCAAAGTTCTTTTTTTCAATGTTTGACGCTTCATTTAAAAATCCCAAACGTTCCTGCTCAGTTTTTGTTCTGTCTTTAGACTGAATGATTAAATTTTTGATTTTAGCCTCACTTTTTGCAGACTCAATGCCAAATGCTCGTTCTCTGTCTTCAAGTTCTTGTATTGCTTCGGCCAATTGATAGGACTCACTTGCTGCGCTCGAAACGCCATCAATAAAGCCAGAGAAATCCAATGTCAATAATTTAGTGATATTACCCAGAGCGCCAGTGACTGCGCCTTGTATGCCCGCTAATGACCTCTCAAAGAAATCAAATATTGGTTCAAACTTTTGCAATACTGAGAACAAAGTTGTAAACGCTAATAAAATGACTCCAACTGGATTTGTTAAAATCATTTTAAATAAAGAGCCGAGACCAGTTCCAAAAACTTTAATGCCATCTGCTGCGCTTGCAAATGCCTCTTTGTAGTTACCCACATTTCGAACATTGTTTCCGACCGCAGATTCCTGCGCTTTTAGTGTATCGGTTAAGTTTTTAAGCCTATCGGTTTGCTCTTTGGTTGGTTTTTGGAGTCTAATATATTCCGCATTCAATTCCTTTAGCAACTCACGATTTTGTTTTATTGAGTTGTTATTAAAATTGGTTGTGTCTGTGTTTGCTTTCTCGGCATTCGATAAATCGCCAATAGACTTTTCGTTCAACTTGTATTGACCCTCTAATGCTTTTAACTGGGCGTTATTATCCCGAAAAGCCTTTTGATTTTCTTTAGTTGAAACGTCTAACTTCGATTGCTCCTCTCGCAAGTCAGAAATTCTTTTTTTGATTTCTTCTTGATTTTTCTGGAGTTCGCCGAATTGAATATCGACGTTATATACTATTGACTTCTCGTCTGCCATTTCCTTTGTTTAAATGGCGGCCAGTTGCCCGACCGCCGTTAAATTATTCCACTTTACCAAATTCGACATTTGGTTGCTCATCTAAAAACTCAATCGCTTTCACAACGCTTGAAACCTCTGCTAAGTTAAAACATCCTTTTGCAATTGCAATATTCAGCGCCTCTTTTATAATTTGTTTTGCTAATTTATTGTCCATTACTTAATTTTAAAAGGTGTTAAATCTTCGTTTGTCCAATAATCTTTGGCTAACATAATTTCTAAATGCTCCAAATTTCTTTGGATTGTTTGCTCATCCTCTTCAGTTAAAGTTTCTTTTGCTTTTAACTCTGTAATAAGATTAACGCTATCTAATGCCGAAGCATAGTTTTTAGCGATTTGTTCGATTGTGATTTCTATTTTTTCCATTATGCTTTTAATAAAATTTTGTAATCAGTTCCATTAATTTTTACTGCCCAACTTCTATCAGAAACTAAAACTTCAGTTGCTACTGCTCCTGCTGGATATGCTGCCGAACCTACAACAAATTGATTACTTGCAGTTGCTATTGCATCACGACCTAAAATAACACTACCACCAAAATTACCCGATTGTGTATTGTAACCTAATGCAGTGTTATTAGCACCTGTAGTATTTGAAGATAATGAATAACCACCTATTGCCGTATTGACATTTCCCGTAGTATTTGAAGATAATGATATATAACCCAATGCGGTGTTTGATGCTCCAGTTGACGCCTTTAATGCTTGATGTCCAATTGCAGTTACTTCAATTCCGCTTGTATTGCTATAACCTGCCTCAAAACCAACCGCAGTGTTATTAGATGCGGTGTTGTTTAATAATGCGGCTTGACCAAGCGCAGTGTTATTGCTACCAGTTGTATTGTTTAATAAAGTTGCGTAACCCAAACCAACGTTATTAGCGCCAGTTGTATTTGAAAACAAACAATATCCGCCAAGTGATGTGTTTGCACTTCCAGTCGTGTTTGCTTTTAAAGCAAAATGACCAATAGCAGTATTTGACCCACCAGTTGTGTTTGCTTTCAATGCTTGGTAACCAACGGCAGTCATTTCAGTTGCGGTTGTGCTACTATATGCAGACTCAAAACCAACTGCGGTGTTATTTGATGCGGTGTTAGAAAATAAAGCAGTTGTACCAATTGCAGTGTTATTTGAAGCAGTGTTGTTTTGTAATGACCCCGTTCCAATAGCGGTGTTATTGCTTCCAGTTGCAACGCTATTTAATGATGCTCTTCCCATTGCAACATTATTAAATCCAGTTGACAAGCCATAACCTGCATACATTCCAACCATTGTGTTTTGAAAGCCAGTTGTGTTCAAATATGAACTTTGGTAACCAACAGAAACATTTTGATAGCCACTTGTATTTGAAATTAAAGCATCAAAACCAACCCTTGTATTTGTTGCAATATTTGAGCCACCTCGACCAACTGTTACTCCGTTGATTGTTGCATCTTTTAAAATACTTGCTGTACCATCTGACCTATCAAATGACATTGGACTATCAATAAAAGTTCCCGCATCGTTATATCTTCTAATAGCTAAATCTGCTCCCGCATTTGCGCCACTTTCAGTTCCATCCACACGAAATGCCCATCGAGGCAAATTCGCACTTCTGAATGAAAAGATTTTTGCAATCGAAGCATTTGCAGACATGATAAAACGATTAACCGCAGTTGTCGTTTCAGTTCCCTGATTTGTGCCGTCATCAAAAAACTTACTATCGCCAATGGTTGACGATGCCGTAAACTTTGGCAGTGTATTGATTGTGCCACTGCCTTCAACCCCACTTGCATTGCCTAAATTTGCAATGTCCTGCGTTGTAATTCTTTTAGTTGTACCAGTCTGAACGATAGGCACTAACTCAGTTCCATTTAGAGCGCTACCTGCAGGTAGTCCGCTTATTTTTTTCTTTGCCATTTTTTTTTAAATTATTATGTCGTTATTATTTTCAGTTATTATGTCTTCTAAAATTTCTGTGTTCAAATATGTATAGTCTGTCTCTGGTTCTATTGCTCCAAATGTGTCAATCGTCCTCTCTAAGACCCCAACGTTAATTAATTCAACCTTTGTTAACCCTAAAGAGTTTGGATTGTAGTCAATTATTCTGTTAAGTCTAAAAATCGCACTAAAATACGAAATATACCAGAGTTCTGCAAAATCTAATTCTGTAATGTCTTTACTACTCAATTTAAAATATGCAGTAACTTGCGCAGAGACCGAAAGCGAATCAATTGCTTGCTTGTAATATCTGTCAATTAAATTGCCTTGCGTCATTAACACAATGTCTGGCGTTGAAAAACTTAGATTCATGCTATACGAATCAATATTAGTTTCGTTAAATAATTGTTTTTGGAAATAGCACAATGGTAAATTTTCCACATCCCCAACGCCCTCAACGTAAATTTGGCTATATGCGCCCTCAGACAAGGTGCTAATTGTAACCAACCCGCCATTTATTAAAATTCTCGGCTCTTTTTGTGTGTTTTTTATCGTTGGCTCGGCCACATCTAACATTGTTGGCACTTTTATAAAGTTTGGCGCAAGGCCTTTAAACGATTGCTCAATAATTGTTGGCGAAAATCCAACCTCTCCAATTAATGATGCCTCTCCTTGCTTAGTTAAATAGTATTGCCCATCGCCAAACTTGTAAGGTTGTTGAAATGTTTGTTTTAAATCATATCGAACGCTCCAAAAATCTTTATCATCGTGCTTATATTTAAAGTCATATTTGCGAGAAAAATTTGTCGGTTGGTAGTTAATAACTGGCGCAGGATTTAAACTTAATTTTTCGCTAAAATCTTTTTGTTTATTGTTTTGATAGTATTGGTCATAGGTAAAAATCTCAACCACGCCAGTGTTGTCATTCACAAACACAACCCAGTTAAACATTTTATAGCACCATTCAAACAAATCAATCTGTTTTATTGGCGGCAAGTTTGGTGCAATTTGAACGTTGTCGCCATAAATGATATTCAAAACATCGTCTGCGTCAACTTGCTTTGGCCTAACAATAAAAGTGGACAAATAAAGTTCTATCGTTCCAGTTGCAAATGTTCTGACAATTTTTACTCTCAACTTTTCTGTCGATGCAATAAAATCGGTTGCAAACAATGTAAAGTTTCTACCAAATGTATTATTTCGAATATTTTGAAAAATTTTCTGGTCAAGTGGTCGCCAATCGCCCAAAGCATTGTCGTAAAGTTCTAAAACCACACGAAAATTCCAATTAGTCGGATATGTGTCGTCTGGCGTTTTATAATTTATGTCAACTAAAACTTCAAATCTTTGATTTCCATTTGCAGTGTATTCGCTGCCATCCCATTGCGACAATGTGTCGAATATTGTAATTGGAAATGGAATAATTTTATCGCCTGGCGATAATGGCACAATATAAGGCGTGTTCGGCCTTGCTCCATAAAAACCAAAGCTATTTGTTAAGTAATCGTCTGAATGAATAAATTGAGCATTACTAAAGGGAATTAATAACTTGCTTGTGTTATAATCGTCAAAGAATGTCGTCTTTAATGTATATCCATTGTCAATGCAAATTTGATTGATTGCTCTCCTTAAATACAAGGCAGGATATAAGTCTGTTAATTTAATTGGCGGATTTTCGCCCCCACTTGTTGGGTCTAATGTTTGAAATTGGCCATAATCAATAAGTGGATAAAAGTAATCCGCAGGAATGCCCGCAGGATAAGTTCCATTCCATGTGTCAACGATTGTCTCATTGTATTCATGGTCTAAGTCATTTAGATTCAATTCGTTTAACATCTTTTCGCCAAATACGTCTTTCATTTTGCTTAACTCAGCAAAAGCATAAAACGAAATTGTCTCATTTGTTACCTCTGTAAGTCTGCAAAGGCCATTAAATAATACTTGGCTATTTTTTTGAATGCGAATTGTTCTTTGTTCGTATTTATCAAAAGCATTTTGAGCATTGATATTAAAAGCAAATCCAAATATTTTGTCATTCTGTTTTGTTCTGGGAATAGTTATTGTTTTAGTCTTAGAACCAGAGCGTCTATTTAAGTCCTTAATATCAATCAATTCATAAGTGGTCGGAATTAAAATGGCTTTGTCGCCCAACTCCAATTGATATAAATCGTCAATTATAATTTCTGTATATTCCATCTATCGTGTTTGGATGTTAATTGGAAACGCATATTCAAAATTGAACTTAACAATAAAATCTTTTGAGAATGTATCGTAAACCACAGACGAATTTTTGACATTAACTGGGACATAAGTCAAATCGTTGACAACGTAAACATCAATTGAGTCAATCAATTCTCTTTTTAGCCATTGTGCGGTTTCTTTGGTGTCAACTCTGGTTGCTAAACTTAGCGACTCAACAGATGAGTGCGAGCGATAGCCATTGATTCTGTTTGGCGACTCATAATTTGTCGCCATGCTAAATTCAATCGGAGTCTCACGTTTCACATTGATTGCAGTTTCTTGACCCGCAGTGAACATAAAGCTATCGTAACCGCCCAACTTGTTTAACCAGTTTACTTGTTTCTCGTTACAATAAACGTTCTGGTCTCTAATATAAAAACGTTCCTCAGTTATTGAAACGCCGCCCACTGCTCTAATTATTCTCACTCTCATTTTAACCGCCAATGAATTGACTCCAGTCCAATTAACTGGAATAGCGTTGTGGTATAATGTTAAACTTGAATAATATAAATTATTTGTTGTTTGCGATAATAGCGTTCCACTTGCATTGTAATAAGAATATTCAGCAGATGCAACAAAATTAGTATCATTACAAAGGAAATAAAGCGCAGACAATTCATTGTCTGTTAATACCTTAGTCAATGGCGCTTCTGTTAAAAACTTCTTGCCAGTTACGCCAGTGTCATTCAACAGATAGTCTGTCATGTCATTTGTTACATTATATTGCAACGCTGCGTTGGATGTATAGTAATTGGTTGGCATATCTTATAAGTCGGTTGGTGCGGTCTCTTCATACTCGGCCTCGTTTCCAACTGGATTGTCGAAACCCTCTGCATAAGAAATATAATATCTAATAT